TTCGATCCAGTGCTTATCTCACTTGTTCGTCGTTCGATGCCAAACCTCGTAGCTTACGACATCTGCGGCGTTCAGCCAATGACAGGTCCAACTGGTCTTATCTTCGCAATGCGTGCTCGTTACGCAACGCAGGGTGGAACAGAAGCATTCTACGCAGAATCAAACACAGGCTTCTCGGCAAACCCAGAAGGCAACACAACTGTTAACCTTCCTGGTTACCGTAACGTTGGTACTGTTCCAGGTACTGCAAACAACGCTGAGTCGAACACATACAACTATGTTCGTGGTGTTAACACATCGTTCGCAGAAGGCTGGGGCAACTCATCTGTAGCCATTCCTGAAATGGCATTCTCAATCGAGAAGGTAACTGTTACAGCTCGCTCACGCGCTCTGAAAGCAGAATACTCACTTGAGCTTGCACAGGATCTGAAAGCAATTCACGGTCTTGACGCTGAGACAGAACTTGCAAACATTCTTTCGGCTGAAATCCTTTCGGAAATCAACCGTGAAGTTGTTCGCACGATCAACGTCACAGCTGAGCGTGGTGCTTCGGAAGGCACAACTACAGCAGGTATCTTCGATCTTGACACCGATTCAAACGGCCGTTGGTCAGTTGAAAAGTTCAAGGGTCTTATGTTCCAGCTCGAGCGTGAAGCTAACCAGATCGCCAAGGGCACAAGACGTGGTAAGGGTAACATCCTTATCTGTTCTTCGGACGTTGCATCTGCACTTCAGATGGCTGGCGTTCTCGATTATGCGCCTGCGCTTAACTCGAACAACCTGAACGTAGACGACACAGGCAACACATTTGCTGGTGTTCTCAACGGTCGTATGCGCGTTTACATCGATCCATATACCACAGGTAACTACCTGACAGTTGGTTATAAGGGTTCGTCAGCGTTCGACGCCGGTCTGTTCTACTGCCCATACGTTCCACTACAGATGGTTCGTGCAGTCGATCAAGACAACTTCCAGCCAAAGATTGGCTTCAAGACCCGCTACGGCATGGTCGCGAATCCATTCGCAGACGGTACTTCAGAAGGTCTTGGTGCTCTTACCAAGGATTCGAACAAGTACTATCGTCGTGTGCTTGTTAACAACCTTATGTAATCATAAGAGTTGGGTAACCAACCAAACTAAGGGAGGGGGATCGAAAGGTCCCCCTCTTTTTTTGTTGATAAATATAGAGTAAGGAGTACAATATGTCAGTAAACAATCAGCCAACCAATCTCAACTTCTTGTCGCCAACGGGCTATAAGCTAGTGTTGTCTCGTGCTCCTACCGTCGAGTTCATGGTTCAGAGAGTGTCGCTTCCAACTCTTACGTTGCCTGTAACGTATCAGCCTAACCCCTTTGTAGCTATCCCAAGACCAGGTGATCACCTAGAGTTCGGACAGCTAAGTGTTACGTTCAAGGTAAACGAAAACCTCGACAACTATCTCGAGATCTATAACTGGATGATAGCACTTGGTAAGCCTGAGCAGTACAACCAATACACACTCAAGGATAGGCCGTATCAAGACGCTAGTGAGCAAAAGCAGACAGTGGCTTCTGACATCACCCTGACCTTCTTGACTAGCGCAATGAACGGTAACCTCGAGTTCACGATGCGCGATTGCTTCCCTATCTCGCTTACGGATCTTGAAGTAGATTCGACCGTATCAGATGTTGAGTACATTACAGCCTCCGCTACATTTGCTCTGAGAGACTACACAATCAATAAAATCTAGTTGACCTTTGTTCCCGAATCGAGTATACTGACTTGTAGTTTTAGGAAGATAAGGTTTGTTATGAAGATTGAAGATATTCAAAATCTGTGGTCGCAAGATGTTAAGATCGATCACACAGAGCTCGCGACCGAAGCTCTGCGCATCCCCTCTCTCCATAGTAAGTATTACAATATCTTTAGTCAAGAGCGTCTCCGTCTCCGTAAGTTCGAGACCGAGCTCAAGAAGCTCAAGCTAGAGAAGTATGAGTTTTTCACTCAAGGACCTACACCCGAAACACACGAAAGAGGTTGGAAGCTGCCTCCTGTCGGACGGGTCATTAAGTCCGAAGTCAACAACTACATCGATGCAGATGACGAGATCATCACCCTGACACTGAAGATTGGTATTCAGCAGGAGAAGGTTGAGATGCTTGAATCTATTATCAAGTCTTTGGTCAATAGAGGATTCCTGATCAAGTCTGCAATCGACTTTGAAAAGTTTAAGGTAGGAATGTAATGAAGAGTCTTCCGTACGGCAAATTAGGAAACTGGAACCTTAAAGGCAAAAAGTCTAAAGCTATTATGGCCGGTAAATATGTAGAAGATGTTATTGTGAACCACAAAGAAAAAGAACGCGAGCGTGAAGACCTCGAAGAAATGAGAAGCGTACTCTGATAATGGAAACCGTACATCTACAGCACATCAACTCTGTCCATTGTAAGATAGTAACAGATCCATCTATCCTGATGGAGCTGGCAGATCACTTTACCTTCTTCGCAGAGAACTATAGGTTCAGCCCAAAGTACAAGTCCCGTATGTGGGATGGTAAGATCCGTCTTGTAAACAGACTGACTGCTACGGTGTACGCAGGCCTTGCCAGACACATTAAGAAGTTCTGTGATGAGCGCGGCTACGGGTTTACTTATGATCCTGAGTTCCAATACGACAACGTATCCGTCAAGGAGGTTATGGATTTCATTGAGACCCTAAACCTCCCCGAACACATCCAGCCAAGAGACTATCAGATCAAGAGTGTTGTCAAGTGCCTCCGCTCTAAGCGCAGAACATTACTGTCACCCACATCCTCTGGTAAGTCTCTGATTATCTACATCATCATGAGATGGTATCAACAATTTGAACAAAAAGCTCTGATCATTGTTCCTACCATTGGTCTTGTCACACAGATGGCAAATGACTTCAAGGCATATGGCTATAGGGGGTCTATGCACGTCTCAACAGACAGGCTATCGAAGTCAAATGACATCGAAGAAGATGTTGTTATCACCACATGGCAGAGTATGGACAACGGTAAGACTAAGATGCCTAAGCAATGGTATCAGCAGTTTGGTGTTGCTATTGGAGACGAGGCTCATACGTGTAAGGCAACCACGCTAGTCAAGATCCTCACCAACCTCGACAACTGTCAGTATCGCTTCGGTACGACAGGGACGCTGGATGATCTGCCACTGAATAGGATCACAATTGAGGGTCTATTCGGACCCCAATATCAGGTTGTCACTACAAAGGATCTGATGGAGAGTGGCCACGTATCTAATCTGAAGATCAAGTGCATCGTCCTGAAATACGCTCCAGAGGTCTGCAAGGACATGAAGGGTAAGACATACCAGGAAGAGATAGACTTTATCATAAACAACGATGAGAGAACGAAGTTCATCAAGAACCTGGCGCTATCATTGAAGGGAAACAAACTTGTATTCTTTAGGGTTATTAGTCACGGCCAAGCCATATTTGATTCCATACGCGATAGCGGGACTACTAATGTGTTCTATATTGATGGTGGGGTTTCGGGAATGGACAGAGAAGCAATTCGCATCGCTGTCGAGGATGAAGAGAACGCTACCATCGTGGCTTCGCTCGGCACTACGTCGACAGGGGTGAGTATCAACAAGCTGCATCATATGGTTGCTGCATCCCCCTCCAAGTCAAAGATCAAAGTTCTACAGTCCATTGGACGTATGTTACGTAAGCACACCACGAAGCAGGAAGCAGTCCTATATGACATTGTAGACGACCTCACACACAAGAACCAAGCAAACTTCACATACAAACACTTCATTGATAGAACGAAGATCTATGAGAAAGAGAACTTCGACTTCAAGATATACACGGTAGGATTGAAATGAGTATTGTTACTATATTATTGGCTTCGGGAGAAGAACTTGTTGCCGACTACATTGATCATAATGATATGCAGGTACGAGTGCGTCGACCTCTGCGTATCGAGTATGCAGAAAGAGGTGATGATGTTTACACAAGACTTACTCGTTTCTTGTCTCAGGAAGATGGCAAAACAACTGTAATCTACATGCGGCATGTTGTTGCTACATCCGAGTGCCCGCAGAAAACTGTTGACTATTATACCAAAGCAGTGGATAAGTATTATAGTGATAGTTTAAACACCTCAGAAGAAGTTTCTGTAGGTGACATCACCACCGAAGAGATTTTATCGTTGATGAGTGGAAGAATCAAACTACAATGATTAAGAAAAAGCAAAGAGCACATTACGTAGACAACAAGCGTCTCTATGGCGAGATGATTCACTTCATCAACAGCTGTAAGGCTGCACAAGTCGAAGATGAGCGCCGTCCTAAGATTCCTGAGTATATTGGAGAGTGTATCTTCAAGATCGCTACCAAGTTGGCTACCAAGCCTAACTTCTCGTCCTATACCTACAAGGATGAGATGATCTCTGATGGCATCGAAGTGTGCATTAGATACCTGCACAACTTCGATCCTGACAAGTCAAGCAATCCTTTTGCATACTTCACTCAGATCATCTATTATGCTTTCCTACAGAGGATCCAGAAAGAGAAGAAGCAGGCCTACATCAAGGCTAAGTCGTTCGAGAACTCTGCTATCATGAATGAGCTGGTAGACGATCCGACTGGTAAGTTCTTCAGTCAGTATCACACAATCGACTCTGATAAGCTAGCAGAGCTCGAGAATAAGATGAAACCTAAAGCTAAAGCAAAGGCAAAGTTGGTAGGCATTGAGTCTATCCTAGGAGATGCTGATTAATGAAAGTTGCAGTACTTGGTGACACCCACTTTGGGGTTCGTAATGATAATCAAGCTTTTCATGACTACTATGAGAAGTTCTATGCAAATGTGTTCTTTCCTACGCTCAAGGAGCGTGGCATCACAGAAGTCATTCAGCTAGGCGATCTGTTCGATCGTCGCAAGTATGTTAACTTCTATACTCTTAAGCGCTCAAGAGAATACTTCTTCGACCAGCTGGTATCGAATGAGATCTATATGCATGTGTTTGTAGGTAACCACGACACATACTTCAAGAATACAAATGAAGTGAACTCGCCAGAGCTTCTACTACAGGACTATAAGCGCAATATTAGCGTATACTCAGAGCCAACAGACATTTCGATTGGTCCGCAATGTCTCAAGGTAACTCTACTGCCCTGGGTATGCTC